TGAGTAAACCAAGTTAACTGGATCTACATAATCAACAGTAACTCCATTAGCTAAATTAAAATCAGTTTTACTTGCTCCAACGCCTAATACTACTAAATCGTATGCTACTCTTTTCTTTACCTCTTCATACTTATTATAATCTAACACATTGTTTATAAGCTCTTCTTCAGCTATTTCTACAGCCTGCTTATATGTTAGTTGCATATGTAACTCAAGTTCCTCCTTACTTTTAGGTAATTGATCTTTAGGTACATTAGTTCTACTTAAGTCAATTCCAAAATTTTGCTGTGCTTCTTGTATTAAGTCTTGTGAAAAAGCATCTTCAGCTAAATCAGAGGCGTGTTGTGTTCTTTCTTTTACAGCGAAAGGATCTGAAGCAAACGACTTTATTTCGTATCCCTTATCTGTCATCCCATTAACAACAATGTCAACAAACTTAGACAGTACAGCTACAGGTTTCCAGTCTAGATTTAAATAGCTTAAATCACCGTTTATAGATAATTCATCTTTATACTTTTGAACGGATTGTTCTCCTCTGGCGTATAATCTTAATTTGTGAAAGTATTGCCAATTGCTTGCGAATCTACCACCAATATTAGTACCTCTATCACCCTTGAACCATTCATTTTCAATAGCTCTACCTACAGCATAACCATATTCTAAGGTTTGCTTTTCTGCGTCTGGTACTACCTGACTAGGGAAAGAACTGTTTGTGTTAGTATAAATCATTTATTTTATTATTTTTGAAATACTTCCGTTGTTGTCATATCGATTAAAAGATAATTGCACTTTTTTCTTTTGTGTTCTGTATACTGGTGAATACTTATTTTTATTACAAGCCATAGCAGCAAGTCCAGAACTTATCGTAGCATCATGCTTTGTTCTATTATTTATATTAAATCTTGCCCAGTCTTCAAGTGTTCTTTGAAAGTACATTTGTCCATAACCTTCTCCAGTATAACCAACATGATCTTCTATGTATGTTTCTATAGAAGCTGCATGGGCTTGTTTAATATCTTCACTAGAGTTTGGTATTCCACCAATTTCTTTTTCAGTTACAGATAATTTGTTATATGCTTTATCAGGTCTATTTATAGAGAAGTTTCTATAACCTCTTCTTCTTAAATAATATAGCAATCTAGGTTTATTATTCTCTGCTAGTATTGGCATACCATAGAAATGTAATGCCATTAAAACATCTTCAAAAAATATCTCAGCTGTTTGCGGTCTAGCTATATACTCTAAAAAAAACATGTTAGATGGAGCATTATCCATATTAAACTTAGTTAAACCATGCAGAGACCCATTAGATCCTCTTTTATCTACTGTTCCTGATATATCGTAGCTATCACACCCAAAAGCGCCTATATGCTCGTTACCAGGATATTTAAGACCATTTTTTATAATAACATTGTTTTGCAAGTTCATCGATGGAATCCAAGACACGTAAAATCTACCATTATTGTTTGGTTTAAATTCAACCATAGTGTCTTTAACATCGCCCCTCCATTGGAAACTACCTCTTGTTACTAAACTCTTGTTTCTAACCTCTTCATTGAAATCTATCTGTTCATATATCTTAGTTAGGTTATATAGAGATAATTTTGCTTCATCTCTAAAAGCATGTTTTTCTGTTCTTGGAAACTGACGGTAGTATTCGTTTAAACCGTCTTGATCACTTTTTAAACCATCTACTTCATTTTCCCAATGCTCTATTACTCCTGTGGTTATTAATTCACCACTTGGATCGACAGTTTCTTCACTTGGCGTATCGAATACAGGTACTCCATAAGCATCGATGAATCCTTCGTAATTCCATTCCATAGGTATGAACAAACTATATAATCCTGAGCTAGTCTGTCCGTTGCGGTTTCTCTCCCTGACGTCTGAAGCATAATATAATTTTTTAAAATTAGAACCACCTTTCTCTAAAGCATTCGATGTACTACCCATCATACACTTTCCTACTATTCTTTTACCTAAACGTAAACAAGTTTTAGTAACCCTCCAATTGTTTAGTATATTATCAGGTCTTTCCCACTTACCACTTTCATCGTGGACTAATAGTTTTAGTTTTTCCCCGTCGTACGAGTTGTCCCCGGTGTTTTTCCAGTCGATCGTCGTATCGAGCCCTTGTCTTTCTTCGGAGGCGATACCTTCGTCAAGTTTTTTTCGCGTAAGTTTGGAGGCCGGGACCCTGTACGCAAGCTCCGTCTTCGGCCTGTCCATACCGTCCTGGATTGGTTTGAAGAAGAACGGATAGTTAACTGAGATGGGTACGACCTTATCTGTAAACATCTTTTTTGCATCCTGACCAGACTTTGATAAAATGCCGAATCTGGAGTCTGTTGATATTGTAGCTTGATTAACCGTTTCGCCTGAGGCCATGAAAGAAAACCCTGACCGTCTGTTCTTAAGATAGCACATTCCGTAACAACGAACATCTGATTTACAAGCTTCCCAGAATATAAAGAATAATCTGTTTGACTCCCTATAGTCTGCTGCCCCAACATCAATCTTGGACCACTGCAAGAACATATAGTGAGTGCCAGTAATATAGTTACTATTACCATTATTTTTGAACCAAAAACCTTGCTCTCTTCTTTTAAACTCTTCGTCAATATAATCATACCACTTTTCTTTAAATGCGTTAGGATATTTCTCCCAGTCAAATACGCTCTTTATCTTTAAAAGCTCTTTAGGGTAATCTAACTTCTCCCATTTTTGCTCTTGTTTTTTTCTCGAACGCTCGTATATGTTTTCAGGTTCTAAAGGTAAACCTATAACTAGGTTTTGTATTTGTATGACATCACCTAAAGTTCCGTCTTTACTTATTATAACTATATCGTGATCAGGATTATAACCATAACTCCACTTTTTGTGTCTGTTATTTTTCTTTATAACTGATGGCTTGATATAATTATCTAGTGTTTTTACTAATGTCTGCTCGTACATCATTTAGACCTCCCTTCCGCAAAACCTTTGAAAGGTTTTTCTTTAGCGTTTTCAGTATCATTTATCATACTCTTCTCCTCTTCTATTCGAGTGAGTATCTCAAAAGCATCAAATATAGCTAGTTTCTTTGTAGCTGCTGCGTTCTTCAATCTATCAGCAGTTATATCATCACCTGAATCTACTATAGGTTCCTTAGCTACTTTTATTAATTCCTCAACTGCTCTTTGCCCAGCTTGGATTATATTGAGCTTGGTTTTCTTTGTGCTCATATTTAATTACAATGTCTTTTGATTTCATACAATATAATAATTCATCGTTAACGACAAATTCAAATTCGCTGTTAGGTGTAAAACCTATAACATCTCCTTTGTTTATTTTAAGAGCTTCTAAGGAGCTATTACCATATCTTAGTATTCCAATATGGTTTTTACGCTTCTTTAACTCTAACTCATCCTTATTAATTATAGGTGCTACAAAGCATCTATTATTGAAAGGTTTCCACGAGTTGTCTTTACCATATAAATATATTTGATCTAATTGACAAAAATATTTATTATCTTTAAAGTATTTACTGCTATTTACCTCTTTACCTTTTTGGTTGTAGTATCTTCTAAATACATTGTGGTGAATAATAACCTCATCACCTACTTTTATAGGGGTTTTGAAGGCTATTGGCACAGATATTACTTTAGCTTTATTATTTATAAATTTGTGACTTTCTATTTTAGAATTTAAAACTAATTTCTTGTCACCTATTTTTAACTCGTTGTCGTATCTTTCTCCTACTGGTTCTACAATAAAGTCATATACACTTCTCATCAATACTGAAGATCATACTCAATGGATATTGCCATGTTAGAATTAAACTTCTTCCATGGCATTACCTCATTGTTTTTTTTGATATGTATATTATAAGAATTGTCTTCTTCGTCTAGCAGTATATAAGCTATCCTGTGACCGCCATAAACTTCTTGACCTACAGAGTAATGCATCGCATCATTTTTGTAGTCTGAACCTATGCTTATTTTTCTTATAATAGAACTCACTATTCCGCTACTTGAAGAGTTTTTGATTCTTCAGCTTCTACCTTTTCAAAAGATCCATCAGCTAAGTTTACAGTGATATCACCGTATTGTTCCTTTAATTCTGATTTAATTTCTTCTAACGCTTTAGCAGCTTCAAAATGCGCCCCTAAGAATTCTGCTTTTTTAGCTTCCAAGAAACCGATTTCAACTAATATAGCGTTAACCTTTCCTTGTCCTTCTTTTACTGATTTTAATTGTTCTTCTGTTAATTTTCCCATTTTATTTAATTTAATTGGTTATTTTTATATATAATCACACTGTTTATTGTAAAATTACTCATTACGTAATTACTATACTTTATTTACTTCAAAGCTACTATGTCAGTAGCAGTAGTACCTGTAGATAAAACATAGTCCACAATCACATTTAAAACCGATCCACTTTGAACGTTTTTAAATATAATAGCTTCGTTAGCTGTTGGAAGCCCTGAGCCAGAAGCTCCTGTTACACCAGAAAGTATTACCTTTACATCACCACCGGTTCCTACGTACAAGCAAGAACTTTTTAAGTTAGTTGCTACACTTATTGTGTCGTTTTTAGTTACACTAGCAGCAAAAGTGCCAAAGTCTGGTTGATTTGCGTATTGTCCCATTTTTTTTATTTATTTATTTTTATTGAATAGTGGCCCTAGTTTGTCCACAATTTTTTCACCACTCCTACCTATTACATAACCTCCAATACCTATTTCCAGTAAACCCCAAAATTGAGGTTCTAATGTAGGTGTTATTAGCTGTGCTGATAGTTGTGATATAAATTTAGTGTATATAATTATAAAACCAAACGAAAGCATTAGTATTGGTCTCCAGCTTCTCTGTAACCAATTACCACTAGCTTCAGCTACAATAATCTCAGTCTGCATTTTTTGGAGTTCTAGCTGAGCATCTTGTAACACTTTAAATATTTCATTTCTAGCATTTAATCTTTCTTCCTCGCTAGTGAATAGGTTGTCAACCACATCACCTACCTGTTTAAAAACTTTAGTACTGAAAAATTCTAATATTTTTTTCATTACATACGGTTAGGGTCGTAGTTTAATTTACCATTTTTAGTAATAGGTCTCGTTTTGCTTCTGCTAGTATCAAGATTTTTATCTAATTTCTTGAGGTTATCCCCAACTTTTTTTAAACCTCTTGTAACCATATTACCATCCTTGTTTTCGTCTCCTAATATAGTGTCGCCACCAAAAATTCCATCTGTGTTTTTCTTTGGGCTTGGATCTTCTAATAAGTTTGGTGATAATCCTCTTCCTGTCTTAGGCATGTTCATTCTACCTGGTGATTGTTTATAAGCCATAATTTATTTATTTATTTATTTTTTAGTTTGTTTATGAATTTCTATACGCCTCAGCTTCCCAAGGTAGGTTTTTAGCTCCTTCTTTCATTTGAGCTCTTGAATATTTTTTACCTTTCCAATAAACGTAATTATTGTCATAGTCTAAGTCACCACGCTTCATTTGGCATATATGTACCATTTCGTGATCTATAACACTTTGTTCTTTATCAGCACTTAAATTCTTATTAAGTATTATAGTACCATTGTTGTTGGCTTTACCTAAGACATTATCCTCCATATCTACTCTATATATAGGTGTATTGTTAATTGAATAAGGTGGATTGTCCAGTTTAAATGCCATGAATTTTTTAGTTTATAATATAATAGCAAGGAGCTTTTAAACTCCCTGCTATATATTGTTTAGTAATTATGCTATAACTACTGCAGTTATCTTAACGCCTGTACTGTTTTGTACAATTGACATGATACCACCTGGATTAGCAGTAATTGCTTTTTGAACAGCTTCTGCCCATTCTTTAGCTTTTCCAGTTACAGTAAATAAGAAACTTTTTCCAATACTGTTGTAAACTGTAAATTTGTTTGCATCTCCAGTACCATTAGCTAAACCTTGTGCTACTGATACAATCTCTCCTAATAATAAATCAGAAGTTAAGTTAGCTACATTTACGTCTGCAGCTTTAATTTTAATGTAATTTGCCATAATGTTTTTTTGTTAAATGTTAAATGTTAAATGTTAATGTTTGGCTGAGTTTTATTACAGATCTCTACTGTTATTTATTATTTCTAGCTTTTCTAGCTTTTAGTTTATCTACTCTTCTTCTTTTTGCTAGTGCTTTTGAGTCAATACCTTTCTCAGCACCGTCTCCAGCTTCTTTACCTTTCCTAGTTTGTCTAGCTATTTTTTTATCCAACCTAGCGTTTCTTTTAGCTTTACGTTCGTTTTTGCGATCTTCTCTTTTTACTTCACGTTTGGATTTAGGAGCTTCTTTTTTAGTAGGTTTTGATTTATCTATTTTAGGTGTAGAATCTGATTTAATTCCTTTAGAAGTACCTTCAGTCTTAACCGATTTAGCTACTTTATTTTTACCTGTTTTTTCAAATTCTTTTCTTCTCTTATACTTTGAAGCATAAGCTTCCATGACTGGATCTTCAATTGTTTCTTTGTTAAAGAAAGGTGTTATTCTAAACGCCATAATATTTATTTTTTAGATTTATTTTTTTGACAAAAGTTTCTAGCAGATTCAACACTACCAAAGCC